CCCATCTCCCTTTCGAGAAATTTTCTAAAGAGGTACTCTTGCTCATCTTCCGCTCATATAGTGAAAGAGGCGCTTTCATCATTCCCATTATCTACTCTTTAAGTAGAGGATAAGGTATTTTGAATCCCGCGCTTTCCTGATTTGGAATTACATGTTTAAGCTAAGCTTCACCTATCTTACTTAAGGATAGGGTCCATGCAATTAAAACTTTTCTATATACTAGAAGAGTCAAGTTCAGGACAGAAGAAAGTGTACAACTTAATTCCGCCTAAATATGAAAAGAAGAGGCTGGACTATAAGTCTAGTCAAGCTGTTGCTCACGAGTTACTCGTAGTTCGCATAACCTGCAAAAGCAGCAGGCGCGTCCCACCAACGTACTCCAGGCATACCGGCTTTAGCCGCAAGAAGTACTAACCAATTTTCACAAGGTATAGTTCTTCTAGGAGCTTCGTTAAATTTAAAGCTCATTGCATATGCAGTTGAGTCTTTATATAATTTAACAGCTTCTAAGATAGGCATACCATACTTGGCTGCTTTGTATAGTCGATCTTCAAGAACGTCTAAACGATCTTGTGGGTCGGTATCCCGTAATAGGATATCCTCGGCTATACTACGACGTTGCGCTAACATAACATTATTATTAACGACTTTTGATAAGTCTAATAATGTAAAGGCAAATTCGTCTATCTTTGCATCATATGAAGATACCACTTGTTTAGTGATAGCTAAAGCCTTTAAATAGGCGGTTTCACTCATATAAGGGATCAGCTCATCCTTAGCCAATTCTAATCTCGTATCAAAATCTGATAACGTTGATTCTAATATGGTGTAAGGTTCACCTTTCAGCATTTCGACCACGCTTTGCATAGTCTGATGCAGTGGTATAGAAGCCATCTTTGGCTCTATAACATCCTCCTCATTATGAGGATCTATCAGCACACTAATTGCATATTCTAGCGATTTATTATCCGATTTGGTTAATGATCCTAAAATAGCTAAAAGCGCGTGATGTGCGCCAGCCTTAAGAGGTTTGGCCATATCATGACTTCCACGGGCTAAAACGGCTGCAATTGCAGTTCGTGATAGCTGGAATCGTCTAAGAGCTAATCGCAAGATTAGTCCAACTTTTCCGGGTAATGAATCTCCTTTAAGGAATTCATTCCATGATAACCCTGAGACATCTTCACCGCTTAGTGAGGTTCGCTTAGCAAACTCAAAAGCAGGAATAGTCGGGGCAGGTATAGATTTGGCAGGGTTTGCACCCACGCCTAAAAGATCTAGTATTTTACAATACTCGAGATATACATCTTTATCAAAGATAACGATGTCATCTCCAAGGATCTCATATAAATCATACCATAGCTCCTGTTTTCCTTTACATCTGTGAACTGCAAATTGCAGAATCATATGATGTGTTAAGGCTAACATAGCCCAGGAACTTAAGGCCCCCATTGGTTGCCCAACGGAGTATTTGTAGGTACCAGGTCTCAAATCAGGATATTGATCCGTGATCTTAGAACTGTTTAACACATAATCTCTTTCTACTAACAGATTTCGCCAAGCATCACTTAATGCTTTAGAAAATAGCGTCGTTAATACACTTTGTTGTAAAACAATAGGTAAACGATCCGTAGCTGAGCTTAGGTCAACTGACCAAGCATGGCCACGTCGCAACGCTTTCTCCATAGATCGCGAAGCCGAAGCATCTTGATCCAAGGTTCCATCGTTAGGTAGAGCCCCTAATATTCTAAATAAATAAGAATGTAGAGGTTTTAAGAATGACTGTGTCCAAACATCGACTATAGCGAAAACTCTAAGTTTTCCGGCAGCTTCCTCTTTAAGAGAAAGTTGACCGCCTTTCAGATTTACATCTGAAGGACTAGCAAATGTCCACGTTCTTTGATCAGGTAGGAATGTTTTTCGAACTATTCCTCCATTTTCTTCTGCGCAAAATGCCATATTCCCTTTTACTGGAATACGGGCCCCTTTTGTAAGTGCTTGAAATAGATACTCGGTATAATTATCGAGTTTTCTAAACAAGACAAAAGATTTTGATGCTATAGCATATTGTTTAAATAAGTTATAGGTATCAGCATCTTGGACTATCCAACACAAATCGGATAGTACGGAAGACATGGCAACCCCAGCATTTGTACTGGCAGATCTTGACTTAACAATGTAAGAGGCAGATATTGATTGTTTAGAGGGTAAATACTCTCGTAGCAATCTTTTCATATCTTTCGATATAAAAGTATCAAATTCACTAAGTATATCTTGCTGTCCTGAATAAGGATCAGTAATGGTATTTAACTTAGGCGAAAGAGGTCCTTCTATAATTCGATAAAGATTGAACAATGTCAACCAGAATCTTATAACACTAGCATTACCATCTCGTATAGATCTTCGAT